ACTACATAAAGAAAAATGAACTGCCACCAACATTTGTTGAAATAATGGAAGCAGTTGAAACTAAGTCAAGACGTTCAATTCAATATGCAGTTGATAGGTTAGAAGAAGACCAACTAATCAAAAGAATCCCTGGTCGTTCTAGGAATATTTGGCCTGTTTAATATATTTGTTTTATTCAAAAATAAAGTTATCTTCTTTCCAAGTTTCTACAATTTGGTCAAATAAATTTTCGTAATTTTGATTACTTTCTGCCACCTCATTTAAATATTCTTTATCAGGTGGAGGAATTAAACAATTATTACCATCTATTTTTATGTTCCTATAAGTAAAATCTTCACACTCTTTTTTTAATTTCATATATAATTCGTGATTGTGTTCTGACAATATATTTACACCTGCTTCAGCCATATATTGCAACTGATCTTTATTTAAATATATTGCATATTTTTTTTCAGACATTGTCTATCTCCTAACTATATAAACTTTCTTCTATTACATCACCAATATCATTATCATCAGCTTCTATTAGATGACCATATATTTCCATAGTGGTTGCTAAATCTTTATGCCCTAACTGTTTAGGTATCCACTTAAAAGACTTCTTTTCTTTCATAGCTACCTCAATAATAATACTAGCATAATAATGTCTTAGAGCATGGACACAACCTTTCCATTCAGATTGTTTGCCTATAACCTTGAGTGCCTTTTTGATACCACCCTTTACTAAACCACCATGTGTTCGTGGACTGTTCTTAATCTTAGAACTAGGAAATAGCCAATCACCACCATTAAGACCTATAATATAGGATTTTATTCTTTCTACTGACTTAGCACCTATATAAACAAATCGTTCTTGCTCACCATTTTTTAGTTCATTGTATTTTATGCCATATTTAGTTTGTACTCTTGTAATCATAACAAATGGCTTTGGTGAATTAAAAAAGAAGTCACTAGCTTTTAATGGGCTAACCTCACTTGATCTAAGACCTAATGAGCATAGGTGAGTATATAAAGCATTATCTGGGTTGCAATACTTGTCTACTGCATTTAACACTTCCCTAGCTAGTTCTTTATTAGGACACCATACTTGTTTCTTAGGTCTGCTAATCTTAGCCTTTTTGCTTTCAGATGGATTTATGTCAAAGTGCTTTCTGTTCTCATTATATATGTAAGTAATAGCACCTTTAAACACACTATAAATATGGACAATAGTTGTAGCTGAAACATTGTGTTTAGTTCTTTTAAGTGTCTTTAATATTTTATCCATCATGTGATCGTCTAGGTCTACTATCTTATAATCAATAAGAGGTTTGTCATCGACCATAAAAGGTGAATGTTCATCTGCTAAATGATTGTTGATATAACCTTTGTAATTATTATAGCTTGTAGGTGCTACATTTTGCTTTGCATAAGGCAAGAAGCTATCAAAGGCATCTTTAACAGTTAACTTACTTTTAGATGTTACCTCTGAAAATTTACCTAGTTGCATTAGCTTTTCTGTTAAGGCTTCTTCAGTTGTAGCTGATGCTATTTTCTTACCATTCTTTCTAAGGTAATAATAATTATTAGCCTTATCATAGGAGTATTTAACTGACATTATTTTGCTCCTCTTTCTTTTACGAAATTCAAAATATCTGTCCAATCTTGTGAACAAAAAAGAAAAGAAAATTTTGATTTTGTGACATTCAAAAGATGCACTTCATTTGATTTATCGCTGCTATAAATAGCCATATCCTCAAAATGATAAATACTATCACCAACATCCACCCAATTACTTGGTATTTGCTTTGTCATTATCTTGCTCCCCTTAAAATACATTTGGATATAAATTCAGCGACTAATTCTGTGTTGCTAGACATTTCATCTAGCATTTGATCTTTGTTAAATAGAACTGCCTGACACATTTGATCGAATACAATCTGACCAATAGTTGTGTTATATATATAGTTAAAGTCTTGTTTAAGCATCATAGTCTCCTAACCAGTTTCGCTTATTAATAAGTATAATATATGCGTTATCGCATACTATTACAAGTAAAAAAAGACACTTTTTAGAAAGTAACCTGTCACACTCAAAGGCATAACCTGTCACCCTCTGAAAAATCTACAAGACACTTACAAGACACTTTTATGCTTTTTGGGGGTAATTTTGACCTAATTTTTAAGTACGAGTTAAGTACCAAATAGGTACACATTAGGTAAGGGTGTTTTAAATTAGGTAATGTTTTCAATGAGTTGTTGGCTAAGTCATTGTAATTATTACCACTATCCAAATGAGGGAAAGTGGTGAGCGCGACAGGATTCGAACCTGTTAACTTGGCTTGTAAGCCATTGAAAACACTTGATTTATTTTTACCACAAGACAGCACAAGACATTCCTTTGTGTTTTTTCTTACTGTGGCTATTATAATTTATATCTACAAGACAGGTCAAATTATTTAACAAGACACTTTCTTACCTGTCACCCTATGCTCTTTTCTTCTTAACTTTCTTCGCAGTTTTTGCAGCTAACTTAAAAGATTTTGCAGTTGGTGAACCTTTTGATCCAACCTTACGCATTTTCTCTGGTGTTTTACCTGCTGCTTTTTGTCTAGCAATTCTTTTTCTTTTTGCATGAATATTGGCATATAAGCCTGGTCTACTTGCCATCTATGATCTCCTTGCTTTGGCTTGTGCCGTTTTAGATAATTCTCTCATGTGAAATAATGGCTTAGATGTTTTGGTATGTGTCTTACCAGTATGTAATGTGCCATTGGCCATCTTGTGCATACCACCATTGTGGACTGTACCATTACGCAAATAATGTTTTACACCCTTCATTTCTTCATGCCCTTTTTAATCTTCTTAACAGGCTTTTTCTTCTTAACTGGTTTGGTTTTAGAACCATAGCTTTTGCCATACATAGATAATCTCCTTTAACATTTCCATTTTCTTAGGGCTTTATTAATCCTTGAATTAGGGTCTTTTGCTGTCTTAGAACTAGTCAGCTTTTTCTTCATGCCACCCATTCTTGCACAAAAACTTGCTCGTCTTTTAGCTGCTTTACTGCCTGGTTTAACTTTGCCTGTAACTGGTCGTTGTAAATTCATGCCTTGTGACTTGGCATACTTACGACCTGCTTCTGATAAACCACCAGACTTAGACTTATGCTTTGCTTTAAATTGAACCATGCAATGATCTCATGCGTTTTACTAAACGACCTGCTCTATTGGGAAGTTGCTTATAGTAATTGGAGTCAATCATCTCATCGGCTGCCTTATTCCAATCCCTAGCATCAACACCTGCTTTCATGCCTACAAACTTTTTTAGTCTAGGATAACCAAGATTAAACATCATATTGGCTATGATAAGTTGTGCATCTTCTGGTAAGTAATCAAAGTCCTCATAAAGCAATTCACAGTCATTTAGGACAGTTTCTATATCTTTATTAAACCATGCCTGTACTTGTTCATCTGAAATCTCAACACCGACCTCTGTGTATTTCTCATCATCCCATTCAGAAATCATATGTCCGATTCCTCCAGTAATCTTGTTTTGAGTACACTTATAAGTCTCGTGCTTACAGCCTTCGTCTAACTCTAATTCTTTTCTTAACTGCTCTATGTTCATTGCTTTTTCCCAAAAAACTTTGTTGCTGATCTCACGGCAAAACTACTGCTTACAATTATTCCTAAAGTGTATTGATAATACTCTGGCATAGCTTCTAGGGCTGTAAATCCATCGGCTACTATTTGTCTGCCCCAATCACCACAGAAAGCTAATATAAGAGGTATGCTAAACAGTAGTGTTAGCCACTCATCTTTAAGGCTCTGTGTAGAACCCTTTGCCATTAGCTTTTCCCATTCAGCAGCAGATGTAGCTGAACTAACCATTACCTTTGCTTCTGCTTCAGCCTTTGCTTTAGCAACAGCAGATTTACCCTCTTGCTCTACTTTCTTCTTATCCATCCAACTTGTGAAAAGTGAACTAACAGGCCCTATTAACGCTGTGAGCATTTACATTCCTTCCCTTTAAATCGGCTATCTATCCAGACCTTGCCGTAGTACAGAATAAATAACCAAAAGGTAAACAAAGCACCTTCTATGTAACTAAGATCATTCCAGGCATCTAAGACCATGCTTTCCATTACTTAGTCTCCTTCTTCTTTGCTATCTGATTAAAACCAATGAAACTGCCAATAACACCCATGTTACTAAGCACCCATATTTCAGCTATACCTGACAAGTGATCTATACGTTCCATTGGTATTAGTGGTGTCATAAGAACAACTATAAAGACTGTTACTGATAGAGCAGAAAACCACACTAGGTATCTTTGTTGATCTTGTTTCTTATCTTCATTCTCTAGCAGCACTAGCTTCTGTTTCATCTCAAATTCTTGGTCACAAACAACTCCATCACCATCGGCATCCAAATGTGCATACATTGAATCTACTTGTAGTCTTTTCTGGGTCATGGTTTATCGTTGATTTGGGTTAACAGTCACACGCCTACTGTCACCTATTTCTGATTGACCTGCTGTGGCAAAACCACCACTTAAATATCCACTAGGTAAAGACCTTTGATCTATACCACCAGATGTTAATATTTTTGCTTGTCCTGTCTTATATTGAGAAGTAATTGGTGCTAGTAAACGATCAACTAATATAGCTAAGTTAGGGCCAAATACTTGTTGCATTTTTCTTGTGACAACAGCAGCAGTTCCAGAAACATTTTTACCACCAGGTACAGATGTTGTTGCTAACTCTGCTACATTTGCAAATTGATTAAGTAAAGCTGTGTCTGACTTAGTAAATAATGCGTTATATAATTCTGGTGTTCTTCTTTGCAGATTAACTAAAGCTGTTTTAAACCCTGCACCAGAAAATGCTTTAACACCTTGCTCACCAGATGCTACTTTTTGTGCCTGTTCAGTAATCCTTAAAAACGCACCTTGTTTTAGTTTGTTAAAACCTTCTTCACCTAAAGTTTCTTTTAATTTTAAGACAGTTCTAGTAACACCTTTTTTACCTGCTGCATTAGGAGTAAACAATAAATTAAATGCTTCACTAGGTTCTAAAGGATTATCTTTATCTAATATTTTTGCAATTATTTTATTATCTGAAAACTTTTCTCTAAATTCTTTATTTGCTTTTCTAGCCTTAAACCAAAATTTAAATTTATCAGCATCACCAGATAAAACTAAATCATCCATTAAATTATCAACAAAACCATCATATTCACGAATAGTAGCCTTAATAGCAGCGTTCTCACTTTTGTCTGCACCCAATGAATTGTTTGCTCTTTTTCTCCAGTTTTCTAAATCATTAACACTAACTTTCTTTAAATTAGATACCTTCTTTAAATCATTAATAAGGTTAAATGCTTTAGGTGTATTTAAAGGATTAAAGTTTTCTGAAACATTTTTTGATATAATTTCAACTTGGTCATTTAGATTAGTGTTATCAAGAAAAGCATTTTTACCTCTACCTCTTGCAACTGAATATAATCTATCAACTTTTCTTTGTGCTACTTTTGATTTTTTATTAAGTTCTGAAAATACATCAACTGCTGCATCAACAGGATCAAGTGCATTTACAGTAGTTGGTGCAATTTTTTGTTGTATTAATGGTATATTTTCAGTTAATTGATTCTGCTGTTTAACCCTAAAGTCTGACATAATATTACCAGGAGTATCATTCCTAGCTAAAATCTCATTCTCAATAGATTGTATGGATTCTTTTCTTGTAATGTCACCTTGAGATAAACCTACTGGTTGTGGTAAACTTTCACCTGCTGCTAATCTTGCTGCTTCTTGTGGACTTATAGCAGTTTGACTAAAGTTTTCAAATTTTGTTATAAATTCTGGTGTTACATCATTTGGATCAATCCCAACTGTTTTTAATGCTTTCTTTCCAGGATTTGTAAGTATTCCATCTTTAATAAATTCATTGCTTGTGAAAAACTTTTTTAGAAAAGGTACTGCTAATTGCGATACTGTTTCTCCACCAATTCCGAATGTAGTTGCCACTAAAGCTGATATAGGATCAATACCTCTTTCTGAACCTGCAACTCCTGCCACTACGTCTTGTGCTGCTGAACCACCACCTGCACCGACACCACCACCAATTATTTTACCTGCTGTGCCAAAATATTTACCACCAATTTTACTACCTAATCTTGCAAAAAATATTTCACTTAAAGCAGTTGTCATTATGTCATCAACATCTTGACTACTTGCACCTGGCTCATTTAAATAATAATCACCTGGCTTTATCTTAAATCTATTTGCAAAACTGCCGTCTAAACTAACAATCGCATTTCCATACTTATCTAATTTAGCAGGAACTTTCCCAAACATATCTCTAAATATATCAACTTTTCTAAGATCATCTCTACCAAGAGCAAGTTTCATTCCCACTTGTCCATCATTAGTAAAAGCATTTCGTAAATTACTAGGTATCTCTTTTATGTTTTTGTTTTCCCTTCTGTTATCACCAGTTATTAGATTGGAAGCACCTTTAACAGCTACATCAGAATACTCTTTAACTAATTCAGCTATTTCACCAAAAAAAGAATCTTTAGCAGGAATTACATTTCTGTTTATTAATTCTTGAAAAGCAGGTTGGTTTTCACCTAGTTGCCCTGCATAACCTTTTTTCAAAGTTTCTGGTGGTATTATAGGTGTTCCATTATTTTCTGCCATTATTTATCCTATTGAGTAAATTTTAAAATTAAGTCTTGATTTGATGAATTTTTTATTTCTGGTGAAATATCTATCTGGTTTCCAAAACCTAAATTACCACCTACATTTTTATTTTCCTTACCTGGCTGACCATAAGAAAATTGTTTTAAATCAAAATCTAAAAAGTTGAGATCAGCTACAATTTCATTAGGTTGATAACCTAAAGCATTTATTCTTGGTTTGATTGATTTTAAAGATAAATTAACAGTAGATTTATTATTTTCTGCTAAGTTCCTCATTATAGTAACAATTTGTCCTCTCATTTTATCACCAAGTAATTGACCTTCACTTTTCCAAACTCTAGCAATTTCATTTTTAAATTGTTCACCATAACCTTGTGATGCTTTAGCTAATTGAACCTCACCATCTGTAACCCTACTTCCTGGATCAAGTGCTGTAAAAAATTGAAATATCAAACCTGCATCACCTGCTGCATTTTGCTGATTAGCTGATGTTGCTCCATTTTTTAGTGCATTTATTTGTATTTTAAATTTTGATAAATCTTTAAGAATAGGCTTAGTAAATTTTTCTGCTTGTCCAAATGCAACTGAACTTCTTGGTCTTACTATTTGTTTACCTTCATCGTTAAAGATAAATCCTTTTTCTGGTTCTTTTGGTTTTACTTGTGTAAGATTACTAATAGCAGACGAATCTTGACCAAATGGGTCTGTCTGTGTTGTTTGTACACCTCTTAAATTACCACCTAAATCAACAACCTCTGAACTTGTTGTGGGTTTTAAAAGTGATTGACCAAAAGCATTTGCAAAAGCATCAGGATTAGCTACAGCAAAAGCCCTCATTCTAGGGTCAGCATTTTCAGGTATCATACCCATAATCTGATTAGTACGTTCTTCTTCCCTAGAAACCTGTCGATCCATAGCCCCTTTTTGCAAATAAGCACCAACCAATGCAGAACTCAATCTTCCTAGCCCTTGCAATGGTGTTGCTACTGGTGCTGACGATGACCCTTGTTGCATTAGCTGTTGGCCTAATATTCGTCTAGGATCAGACTGATATGCAGGGTTTAGTGCTTTATATCTAAAACTAGGGCTAGAAGGTAGCCCAACCATTTGT